CGACGATTGGCGGGGACTGCGACCTGCGCGGATACTCGCACGCGCTGCCGGCCGGGCTGACGACGATTGGCGGGTACTGCGACCTGCGCGGATACTCGCACGCGCTGCCGGCCGGGCTGACGACGATTGGCGGGGACTGCGACCTGCGCGGATACTCGCACGCGCTGCCGGCCGGGCTGACGACGATTGGCGGGTACTGCTACCTGCGCGGATACTCGCACGCGCTGCCGGCCGGGCTGACAGCAAATGGAATCATCAGATAGCGGAGGCGGGAATGTATGAACCTGATGAAAATGCGAGTGGAAGACCGGCTGGACCGCGATTTCATGGCGCAGACGATGTTCGGGTATCAGCAGATGCAGCATGACAAGCTGAAGAACAAGGCGGAGGAGTTGCGGTACATCATTGAGCAGAACATCCCGGAGGGCAAGGCGCGCGATCTGGCGCTGGCGAATCTTGAACAGGCGATCCACTGGGCGGAAGTAGGGATGGGTCACATTAATTGATGCGGGGTAGCTCAGTGGCAGAGCACGGCACTCATAATGCCGGGGTCGGCGGTTCGAATCCGTCCCCCGCTACCAAACGAGCGTAGTAATGGTCTAGCCTTGAAGTGGCGGAGGCGGTGACGTTGTCCCGTTTTCGCAGTAGCACCCGGGCCGAGCCGGTGGCGAGGCCCGGACATTTTGAGATTAAAGCGCTGCGGCGTTGAAGGAAACGCACCTGCGAACTGACGGTCGCCAGTCATTCTGGTGGCGCGGATCGGCACCGTGAAATGCCGCGTAGGCTACCCGACGGGGGAAAGCCGGTATCAAGCCCGGCCAGCGCCATTTTATCAGCTTCGTTGAGGCTGGAAAAACGAAATTGGAGGGGAATATGGATCCGAATAACACAGTCAGTCTTGCAACACTTGGCGGCGGATCAGCAATCGAGCGGTTTGACGATGAGTTGAGGCGCGTGCTGAGCAACATCATTGACCCGAACACGACCGATGGTGCGCGCGAAGTGACGTTGAAGGTGAAGATCAAGCCGAACGAGGACCGCGACCGCTGCGATGTCGATGTGACGTGCAGCTCACGGATCTGCCCGGCGAAGTCGTTCAGCACGATGATGTTTGTCGGGAGCACACCGTCCGGCGCGGTGGCCACGGAGCACAACCCGAAACAACTGCAGATGGACCTGGACGCGGCGCGCAGCCCGAAAATCGTCCCGATGCAATCGAAGGAGGCGTAGGCCATGATCGACAGGTCATTTATCGAGAAAATCGTTGACCTCGCAACGCCGGTACTTGTCACGGTTTCCGGGCGCGAGTATTCGACACAGCAGATCCACCCGGTGAAAGACCCGGTGATGCCAGGGTTCAAAGTCTCGACGTTGTCCAGCATCGTTGATTATATCGTGGACAATTTCGATGAGGCGAACAAGTTGGTCATCCACGTCGAAAGCGAGGCGAGCGTGAAGCTGTTTTCGCCGATCTTCGGCAAGTACCGCCAGCGTGACGAAATGCTGCAGGCGCAGCCATCGGTCAAACCGTTCCAGTTTGGCACGAGGATGTCGATCGAAAGCTTCATTATCTCAATGCAGGCGCTGTTCATCGCCGACGAAACCACTGCGCAGATCCTCAAAATCGTCGGCAATATCACTGATAATGCGACGCGCAATCATTCCGACGACGGCGTTACTCAGTCGGTGACTGCAAAGTCCGGCATCGTCAGGGTCGAAAATACCCCGCTGCCGAACCCGGTGATGTTGCGGCCGTATCGCACCTTCATCGAGATCGAACAGCCGGCGTCCCGGTTCGTGTTCCGCATGAGCACGGGGCACAATGGGCCGGAGTGCATGCTGGTCGAGGCCGACGGCGGCGCGTGGAAGATGGCGGCGATCGACAGTATCAGCAGTTATTTCAAGGAACACCTGCAGGACCTGATTGCTGCCGAAAAAGTACACATTCTGGCGTAACGGATCCAGTTTCGCTTCCACCTCTGACGGGGTGGAGGCGGAACATTACCTTGGGAGGGGACAGTGAACGGTAAATCTTTGCAAAACGTCTCGCCGCAAACAATCAGTGCGTATCAGGACAGCCGGTTCAGTTTCATCACGATGACCTCACGCCAATTCGACCTTGAAATTGACGCCCAGCGCCGCGATGCGGTCAGCCGCGTGTGGTTGAAGGTCGCGGCGTTTGGCCTGGTATTTGGCGCGCTGTACGGCGCGATTACGGTCATTTTGCTGCAGCGGGCGGCGATATAAATGAGCCTTGGCCCGCGGATCTTCTGGCGTGAGCGTTTCCAGCGCTTCCACGCCGATAATCCGCAGGTATTTGACCGGCTGTACCAGTTTGCCAAGGAGGCCAAGAATCGCGGCCTGGAGCGCATTGGAATGCGCCTGCTGATCGAGCGCGCGCGGTGGGACATGATGATGGAAACTGCCAGCTGTGACGGGTTCAAGATCAACAACAATTACGCGCCGTTCTACGCCCGGATGCTGATGGAGCGCTGTCCGTCGCTCCGGGGGCTGTTCGAGACGCGCAAGATGACCGGTGAGCAGTTGGCTTTGCCCATCGATGGGAGAAAGGTGGCGTAGTATGGAATGGGTAAATCTGCACATCAGCACGCAGCTCCGGCATCCATCATTTGTCGGCAGCAGCCCGGCAGAGCGCGGCACGTGGCTATCTGTCCTCGCCTATGCGTGCTCAATAGAATGCGGAGGACGTCTCGAAGGTGCGGCAACATGGCGTGACCGGCAGTGGCAACAGGCTGCTGGCGTCACACTGCGCGAGGTCAAGTCAGCGTATAAGCTGCTGGCAATCGACGGTGAGGACATCATCATAAACGGTTATCCAGACGAACGCGAACGCGAGATACAGCAGAAGAGGAATGCAGGGTCAGCCAAAACAGACAGAAAGGCCATGGCAGCACGGATGAATGGCGTGAAGGGTGGCAGGAAAAAACCCAACGAGAACCCAACGGAAGAACCCAACGAAACCGAACAGAAAAACCCAACGGATAACCCAACACCGAACCCAACGGAACCCATAGAAGGGGAAGGGGAAGGAGAAGGGGAATTGGAAGGGGAAGGGGAAGTTGCGCGCGTGCGAGAAATTATCCCAACGCCATGTGTCGGGGATACTGAAGTTGTGGCAGCCATATTGCTTGATCCGATGTTCCACAAGATATTTTTCGCGTATCCGGCTGGCCGGCGCGGGACTGCCCCGCGCGCCATCGCGCAGATATTTGCCGGGCTTGACCCGCCGCCGGTGCTGGCGGATGTACTGGCGGCATTGCAGCAATATTCAAACAGCGACGAGTGGCAACGCGAAAAAGGGCGTTTCGTACCGCGAATGGCGCGGTGGATTGAATCGAGGGCATGGGAAGGAGCAGCACAATGCAAGCCGCGACGGGAATGGAAAACGAAGACGACCGCAGCACGGTAATCTGCGATTGCGGGGCCGAGTACCAGACGCGGGTTATCGCCCTGGGGGAGCGCGACGTCCGCCAGCAGCCGCTGTGCGAGGAGTGCACCGGTAAGCTGCAACCGGCGGCAGGAGAAACGCGGCAGACGGTGCTGCAGCTCGACAGCAAGTGGCGGAACCTGTGCCCGGCGCGATACCAGCTCGCCGAGGTGGCAAAGCTGCCATGCGGACGAAAGGTTGCCAGCGTGATCGAGGAGTGGCGCCCGAACGCCATGGGACACGGACTGCTGCTGGTCGGCCCGACCCGCAGCGGGAAGACCATGGCGGCGTGGAACGGGCTGCGGCACATCATGCGCAGCGGGGTGTCAGATGTCGCGGCGATCAATGACGCGACAATCGGCGTGCGCTACGGTGACGCGCTTGGCCGAGGCGAGGGTATGGACTACATCGACCGGCTGGTGCTTCCGGCGCTGCTGTTTTGGGATGATTTTGGGAAGGCGAAGCCGAGCGATCGTTACTCCGAGCTGGCGTATGCGGTGATCGAGACGCGCATGGCGGCGCTTCGCCCGATGATCATCACCACGCAGCTGGACCCGGACGCTATTGTGGCGAAGCTGGGAGAGTACAACGGAAGCGCGATTGTCGAGCGCCTCCAGGAATGCTGCCAAACGGTACCGGTATGACAAAGGTAGCCTACCTCAATTGGTCCAAAGACCGAAACATCCCGGGAGAGGACACCGTGGCGGCTGCGCTGGAGGAGGCGGGCGGGCACATGCAAAAAGAGCATGTCCGAAAGTGTGTGGTTATATCATTGGACGATTTCGATGGTAATTACAATACGCGATTTTTCAATGCAGGGATGACGATGAGTGAGCTTATTGCTCTGCTGGAATATCTGAAAATGCAGTGCCTGTGCAACATGCTTGGTTTGGATTATGGGCAGGAAATACCAAAAAAGTGAGGACGGAATAATGTCGGTTATTGAAGTGAAGGATGAACACGGGAAAATGCATCGCGTGGCGGAGGAGGCGGTGCAGAGCTATTGCATTGGCTGCGCCAGCGACAGCAAGGAAAAGCGCTGCACCCATGGTCTGGCCCGGCACATCGGCCGGCCGTGGATCGGCAAGGCGTGCGAGTTCAAGACGACCTGCGGAAGGGGAAAGTGATCTGCCCATTCCAGCCGGGTGATTGCAGCGAAGAGTGCGCGTTGTGGATGGACTACCAATGCGCGGTGAAAGCAATTGCCGTGGCGATGCAGTGCAGTGTCGGCGCGTTACGTGACGGGCTGCCGTTGAAGCCGTTGGTGCCGAGCTAAAACTGATGAAGGTGAAAGTGATTTGCAAGGAGTTCAAAGACATCACGATCGACGATCTGATCAGCGTCTTTAACGCAGTGTTAAACGAGCCGATGCGTAGTGACATCGTGCGGTATTCGCAGAGCGAGGCAATGTGGTTGTCAGAACGCCTTCCGCAATTTGTCGAGGCGTTCCCTGACGGTCTAGTGATATATGGTAAGAATGCGACGATTTTTGATTATTACACGCTAACGTGAATGCAATAGGCAATACCCTGGGAGGGGAAAGATGGCAGGAGAAGATGAGGTGAAGTGGATGACGCCGCGGCAGATCATGGTAAGTGTCCGCGCGCGGGGTTTGGTGTGGAGCTACAAGTTCGTGCTGAAGCAGATCAATAAAGGGTTCCTTCCGGCCCGGCGGCCGAGCCGCAATATGATCATGGTGAAGCGGTCTGACTTCGAAGAGTTTTACAGCAGCCTTCATGATGGCAATAACGGAGGAGGAGAGAACAATGGAATCAACAGCGGTACAGCCAGCGCAGCAGGTGCTTAACACATTCGCCTATGCTACATTTTCGCTGCGGGAGCAGTGTAAGCGCTTCAGCGTGAGCTATAGCACCATCAGTAAGCTGCTGGCGGCAAATCGCAGCCTGAACAAATACAGCTACAATCCGGGGCGGGGCAAGAAGAATGTTTTTCGGCGCTACACTGATGACCAGTTTCGCGATCTGCTGAAGGCCATCAACCGCAGGTGCGCGGCGTGAATGTGTTGACGGCCATATTCATACTAGCATACTACGTGTTGTTCGCCACACTGGCTGTGTTCTGCCCATTGATGTTGTTTATGGGGCTCACTATAACAGTGATAGGATTTATATGCCATCCGTGAAGAAACACCGATATTGGAAGTATATTTATCCCGCTGGCCATCGTCTGGCGGGTAAAGGCGAGCAGAGCATTTATTGCATGCCGCTGCGGTCTGATCATGCCGGCCGGCCGCGCATGGTTGTCGTGCACAAAAGGAAATGGCGGTTCATCGATTTTGAAGGTAGGCCGATCTACGATATCCGCATAGCCGTCAAGGTCCGCGATCTGCTGCGGGTTGAATCATTGCAGAAGAAGGTGGGTATCGTTCCTGACCGGTGGCAGAAGAGCTATTTCAAAGAGGCGATCGATTCACTCACCGATGGCAAAGGATCCCCGCTCACGGCCATAGGAAAAACAGGTGACGGGATCATCAAATACACCAGCAGTGACAGGGGGATTGAAGCTGAATTGCGCCTGCCGTCGCTGATCAGATATCTTGGCGATTACCGGCTTTCCGATATCGATATGGCAATCCTGTCTGACTTCATTGCGCACCGGCATGAGGACGGGAAAAGCAACAACACTATCCGGCGCGACCTTTGCACGTTGTCGGTGGTCTACGATTACTTCGTGCGCAGGAGGATGGTTGAGCCATCACGACACGTGCGGAAGATCATTGCTGAGGCGGGGATCATGCCGGCACCCAGCAAACCCACCCAGGTGGACAGCCGGCGGGTGCTGAGCAAGGTCCAGCTGGCGGCGTATCGGCTGGCCGCATTCGAGGTGTACAAAACGGCTGACCGCCGGGCGATCACCCACAATATCGCGGCGGACACTGGCCAGCGGCCCACCGAAATACTCCGCGCGCGCCGGGAAAACCTGCGGCTGGATGCCGGGCACCTGCTGATATCACCCAATACCGGCATGACCAAGAACCAGAAAAGTGATGCGTTCACCAACATGCGCCGGGTGTGGCTGTCTGATGACGCGGTGGCGCTGATCCGCGATTACGTGGCCGCGGTGGATAGCGACATGCTCATCGCGGAGACCGACAGGATAAACAACGACCAGTTGAAGCAGATCCACTGGAAGATATGCCGGCTGGCGGCAACCATGGTCCCGGCGCCGCGGTTCACGGAGAAGGCGCTGCGGCACACCAGGGGGACCCTGTTTTTCGAGCAGGAGCCGCCGGCGGGGGTATCGATGGGTGATTACCTGCTGGCCGTGGCGGACCACATGGGGCACAGCAAAAGCATCCTGCTGGATCGGTATGTGCACCGGACCAAGGCGATCGACCTGTACGGCAGGACATACAAAATAACTGAGGCTGATCAGCAGCAGCCGTGCGCAAACCCGGATGAAGTGCGGGAAAAGGTGATGAAGCTGCAGCAACTCGGCGCGCCAGCCGGCAGCGTGAGCGTTATTTTGCATTGGCTTGACGAGCCGAAGAAAAAATAGTTTTTCCGCGTTTTGCCTGCGCACGGTGAACAACTGGTAGACAAAGCAGTTTTCACACTGACATTTGACCGGCAAGAAACCAAATCGAATCTCCATCGACAAAAGCAGTTTTCAGCCAAGCAAAATCAACTGGGAGAAATTATAGTCGGCCTAATCCTGTTGTTGTTGGCGCGAAAACTGATGTTTATGGCATCATATTTTGAATGTGGGTAGACAAACGTTTACAAAAACCTATTGCAGACAGCACAATACCAATATTATAGCGGATATAGCGAACCATGTATTTACTGAAAATCCTGGTGTCCCCAGTTCAATCCTGGGTCTCGGCACCATTTTTGTATACGTAATCCAATGAGTTGCGACGACAACCGCCAACAATATTAACGATGATGTTTTTCCTCATTTGTCCTCATTTTGCCTAATATTTCCCAAAATCGATAGACAAAAGATGAACAAAACGGGCATGGTGTGCCCTGCAGTGCCCTGTAGTGTCGTCTTGTGCCTTTTTGTGCCATTTTGTGCCTTCATGTGCCAGTGTGCCTAAAAATCTGTGGTATCACAATGACAATGAGAAAGACCGCTCCGCAATATACGGGGCAATGCACTGAATTGGTTGGCACTGTTGAACTGTTGAATTTACACAGATGGGGCTATCATTAAGGAGACCACATGCGTTATGCCGCGGTAATTATTTGCCTCGCAATTACGCTGCTTGCTGTCGGGTGCGAGCATGAATCGCAGTTGCTCCCGCCGGCAGGAGATTGCATCTATTGTCCGGAATGTCGTACCAACCTGTTTCTGCGGCTCTGGGGCACCAGCCGCACGTCATTCAGCAAAACGGAATATATCCCCCTGGTGTTCGATATTGACATTCCGCTGATCATGCGCGAATTCAACTGCCCCGTGTGCGGCGAGCAGTTTGTTGACCGTGACGAAAACGGGAAAGTGGTGAAGATCTATTATCACCGGTACCAAGTTGATGGTCGTGATTGGGGCTATGACGGATGAGTGAATATTTCATCTGTTTCGTCGTCGGCGGTTTGATGATCGGTGGTGCTTATTGTTTTGGGATAATCATGGGTTTCAACATGGGGAAAAACGGCGTGGCGAAAATCCCGCTGCCGTCAATACCGAAGAAACGAAAACTTGGCAACCTGACGGAAGTCGAGCTTGATGTGCGTGAGCATCAGCAGCAAGTCGAACGGGCCCGCGACATGATCGGCAAGAGGCGGGTGCTCTGATGACGAAGAAGAAGGAAATCCGCAAACCAATTATCCGGGTGAAAAATCCGGAGAAAAGCAAGAAACCGCAGGAAGGGCACACCATGAGCCGCGCTGAAGCATTCAAGGCGCGGATCTCCAAATCCATAATTGACCTGTACGTGCAGGGGCACTCGTATCGTCAGATTGAAGTGGAACTCAAATACCAGGTGAGCTTTGCTGAGGTAGGACGGATTGTGCGTGAGTGGTATGGCGAAATCCAGACCGCCACCGCTCAAACAATCGAGGAAGCCCGCCAGTATGAGATTGAGTGCCTCATGGCGGATCGCGTCAGGTTGGCCAAGATGATCCAGCTTGGCCACATCGATTCGATTGAGTTGGATCTGGCCATACTTCGCCGGATCACCGCCCTCCGTGGCGCCGACGTTGCGTCGAAAATTGCGGCCACCGATTTTAACGGCCGCCCGCTGGCCGGCGAAAGCGATGAGGAATTGCTGGCAAAAGCACAAAAATTACTGGCAGGCGAAAATGGGATTGGCTTTAAGCCTTCCGCGCGAGCCTAAGGCCCGGGAGCAGTTCCTCGAGGTAATGAGGGAGCTTGAGTTGCGCGCGGCCATGCGGTTCTGGTGGTCTGACAAGCAGCAGTTGTGCATCGATGAAATTGAGCGGATCAGGCGCGAGCAAAACTGCACGCCGATCATGCTCTACGGCGGCGCCATGGGTGGCGGGAAAAGCCATTTCGGATGCCAGTATTCTGTCGACACCTGCGAGAAGCACCCGGGTATTCGTGGGTACATGTTCCGTAAAGAATCCGTCACCTTCAAGAAAACAACCCTTTTCACGCTGCGCGACGATGCCGATGGCGTTCGCATTCTTGACCGGCCGGGTTGGGATGAGCGCGAAAGCAAACAATATTTCATCCACAAAAACGGGTCGCGCATCGATTACGGCGGCCTGGGCGACAATAAGGACAGGGAGAAAGTGAAGTCGATGAATATTGACTTCGCCTTCGGGGATGAAGTGTCGGAAGTGGAAAAACTGTCGGCCATGCTTGTTGAGAGCCGGGTTGGCCGTAACCCGAATTTCCTGCCGTTCAGCTTTGTGCTGTACACCAGCAACCCGGAACAATGCTGGCTGAACGACGATTTCATTCTGCAGACGCTGCCCGGCCACGGGTATGTCCAGGCGCTTCCAACCGATAACCCATGGCTGGCGGCGGGGTACATCGAGCATCTGCAAAAAGTGTTTGCGCACGATCCGGCCATGCTCAAGGCGTATATGGAGGGTATTTGGGGCGTTATTGGCATGGCGAACAGCATGTACTCGGCCCAAGACGTGGCAAACGCCATGACCCGGATCATCATACCCGCTGATAGCGCTGAAGAGTATTGGGGTGTTGATGTTGCGCGGTATGGTGATGATGAAACCGTGCTGACGAGCGTCTGCGATTACCGGTCACGGATCGAAGACGTGTGGAAAAAAGAAGGTGTGGACGTGACCAGCGAACGGATAATGGCAAGATACAAGGCTGCCAGTCGGAAACCCCGCATGATCGGGATCGATGATGACGGGGTTGGCGGTGGCGTGACCGATATCCTGAGCAGAGCCAAACTGCCCGTGATGGGTATCAAGTCCGGTGAGACGCAGGGCGTCCCTGATAAGTTCAAAAACCGCAAGACGATGATCAAATTCCGTCTGAAAATGATGCTGGAACGCAACCGTCCCGCCCTACCGGATGATCTCAAGCTCCGGACCGACCTTACCTCACAGAAGTTCCGGGTCAAAGACGGCGTGATCGTGGCTGAAACCAAGGATGAACTGAAGAAGCGGCTTGGGCGGTCACCTGACCGCGGTGACGCGATTGAGAATGCCTATCATGTCGCCAATATCTACGGCGGGCCGAAGTACCACATCGATGACGGCGAGGTCCCGGCGGCGCCGCAGGTGCAGACGGGCACCTATGACGCGTCAAACAACACCATGACCGTGCCCTTTGGCCCGTGGGCGCAGCGCCCGGGCCGGCGGAGGATAATGTGATGCCTGAATATGGCAAGCCTGTTGCCGGCCAGGCCGATGACCTGCAGCGCAATGCGGCGGCGCGCGAGGCCCTGCTGAAGAACCTGCAGGCCATGCGCACGGCCTCGATCAGGACGTCAAACAGCGAATCCGTGCGCTTGCGGGAACGGATTGAGTACGGCAATAGGTATTTTCGGGGGATATATGACCTTCCCAATCGCATCCGTGAGGGCGATTACCGCGACAGAGATGGTTATGAAGCAGTGAAAATGCATCAGGCACTGCTGACAGCAAACGACCCCAAGTATTCGTTTGAGCCGGTTGAGCCGTACGATGCCCCTATATCCAAGGACATCTCTACCGTTGACGCATTTCTTTGGGATCAGAAGCAGCTGGCGTTGCGCTGGTCCATGGCGGTGTTGGACTGCCTGCGTACCCCGGTTGGCTACATCATGCCTCGCATCACCAAGGGGAAAAGTGGTCTTTACGAACTGCAATATATCAATCCCAGCCCGGCTGATATTCTGGTTGAGGATTGGACCCAGTGGGACGTTGCCAAGCAGGGATACATCATCCACAGCTTCCTGATGAGCATTAAGGCGATTGAAGCAGAATGGCCGCAGCTCAAAGGAAAGCTGAACGCGGAATTGGAGAAAGATTCCAGCAGCCCGCAAAGCGCGCTGGGACAGGATTATTTCAAGATCGCGGGTGGCGATGGCGTGGTCAGCAAGAATGAGCATGCCCATATTCAGGCAATGCTTTCGGCCGGCAAGGCCATGGTTCACGAATATTGGTTGCCTGTTGGTGACAAATTCCACATCGCGTACGAAATCAATGGAAATCTGGCTGAGCACCGAACCGGCACCGATTATGAAGACTTTGCGCTGATCGCCTTGCGCAATGATATGGAGCCGGACCGGTTCCTTGGCACTAGTGACATTGATGTCAGCAAGGGCAACACGGATATCGTCACGCAGTTGACGCACTCACTTATGCGCAATGACGCCATGGTTACGGCCCCGCCTTTTGAGTTCGATGAGTCGACCGGGTATGACGCTGCCGATTACCAGAACGCATACCGCGGCGGGAACAAGGCAATCGGGTTGTCGCATGATCAGTATGAGGCTGGGCCGCGGTCACGCCAAGTCAAAATTATCCCCCAGCACGAAAACAAATTCCGTCTGATCGAGTATTTCCGTCAGCGCAACCAGCGGGTGCTCGACAATAGCGATTGGCTGAATGGGTCAGTTGGTTCAGGGCCTGACCCAGCGGTGAAAGTCGACCTGATGCAGAAGGCCGGTCTACATCGCATCAAGCAGCGGGCCAAGATGCTGGATTATGACGCCCTGTTCCGGCTGGGTAATTTCCAGAAATGGTTCATCCAGCGGAAGATGACCGCAAAGCAGATCATCCGGATCACCGGGGATACCAATCCGGACGGGTCGCCAAAGTTCTTTGAGTTCAACATACCAGTGGCGGGCGGTATTGAGGAACTCAACCAATTGATTGGAAAAGCGGAACAGAGCGAGAACGGAACCGTGCGGCCCGATGACAGCATTACCGATTTCACAGCTCAGGAACTGAAGGCATACAAGGAACTGTTCCTCAAACGGGTGTCCAAAGAAGGTGGCGTCGCCAAGCTGATGCTGCGGGACATGAGCGTCGGCAAATTCGATGTCATCACCAAGAACAGCGACACCCTGCCCTATAACAAGATGCAGCGGATGCAGAGCATCGCGTACTTGCAGAAAATCGGCGAGACGGCGCCGGGAGAGCCGCGCGAAGAGATGGGGTTGAGTATGTCCCCTGAAATCATCGAGAAGCTGCGGGCCAACGCCAATATCGTCCCGATCGAGCAGATCGCCATGCGCCTGGCGCAGGTTATGGGCGCGCAGGATGAGCAGCAGGCCCAACAGGTGATTGAGAACCCTGTGGTGACGGAATTGCTGGAATATATTCAGAGTTTGCAGAAGAAGATTTCGGTGTAATTCACGGAGGCGAACTCAATGAAGACCAGGGGAACAATCGAAAGCGAACTCGCGATACTGCGAACAAACGCCGACGAACTCACCGCCTTCACGGAACAATCGCTTGCGTACAGAGGAGGCCATTATGGCCAACGGACTACCTGAGGGCGCCGGCGGAGGCATGGCGGCGCTGTTCGGGATCAATCCCGGAGGTGATGGGGCAGGTGCTGGCGGGCAACCGCCGGAGCTTGTGTTGCCCCCGCTCCCGGGCAGCGAAGGCGGCGCCGCAGCTGGCGCCGCAGCGGCAGGCAGCAAGGAAGGTGGCAGTGAAAATGGCGGTTCAGGGCAGAAAGCCGGCGTTGCCGGATCTGCGAATGAACCGCCGGTGCATCTGTATCGCGGCAGGCATGGCAATTTGACGCAGCAAGAACTCGATGAACGCCTTGACCGCCAGCTGATGCATGACGACTACAGCCGAAAGACAACGGGTCATTCGGAAGCGGTCAAGCAGTTCACAACTCAAAAAGAGGCATTTCAGCAGCAGATGCAGGAAGTCGCTCCGCTACTCGAAGCTGTCCGCAAACTTCCTCCGGAAATCCAAGGGCAATTGCTCAAGGGCGATTACTCGACGATTTCCCGGGCGAACGAAACGGATGCACGGCTGGCGGAGCATCTGGCTGGTCTTCCCCCGGATGACCCCTCCCGTTTGGCCCATACCAGGGCGAGCACGCTGGAGAAGTTGATGGCGGAAAAGTCGCAGCAGGTCGAGCAGATGAAGGGGAACCTCGAATCAATGGCGGAAGTGATGTTCAACCTCGCCACCGATCGCGACCTTGACCTCGTCCAGCGCGACTTTGAGGCCCGCGGGGTGCAGTTTGACCGCGCGGCCGTCCGCAAGGCCATCGACGAATCCGGTGAGCCATATTCGGGCAATTTGGTCACGACAGTGGCCAAATCAATGCACGAACAGGCGATGCTTGCCGCCGCAGTTGAACGCGGTCGGCAGGAGGCGTTGAAGCAGCAGGGGGCGCTCAAGAAGGATGCGCTCCCGGCCCCGGGCAGTGGTACGGGTGCGCCTCAGAGCGTGGTAAAAACCGAGAAAGAACGGTTTGCTGAGGCTGGTCAGATTTTGGACAACTTGTATTCTGGCATGCTGTAAGGTGCCTGAGTGGAGAAGTAACAATGGCTGATACGATTACAGCACTGGACCTGATGCGTACGGCGATTGGTCAGGGTACGTGGGATCCGATCACGACCATGATCAACCAGAATTTCATCATGCCGGAAAGCATCGACATGGTCTACAACCAGAAGGTGTCGCCGATGCTGGCTTCGGTGGCGATGAACAACAGGGACCCCGAGACGGGCAGCATGGATCGGTTGCTGCATACCATTCCGCCCGGCGGCACGGCGATTACCTGGACCGCGACGGTCAAGAATCAGGAAGCGGACGATGTCAACGCCAACGGCCAGTTTACGCCGAAACCGGCGCTTGAGGACTGGAGCAAGCAGCTGTCTCTACCTTATGCGGCAATGATCGTGCAGATCAAGGACAGCGACTTCATCAACCAGGTGGTCGCGAATCAGGGCAGCACGGCCGCGATGCTTGAGTACAAAACGAAGTATCTCAAGCAGCATTCGATTGGTGTCACTGAGGGCCTCGCCCGGCGTTTCGCGGGCAATTCCCTCCAGTATTACGATGGGAATGACGGGACGATGAAGAACATGCCGACGACGTCGCTGTCCACGCCGATGCGCTGGTACGGGCTGGGCTGGGGTGCGTCGACGACTGACAACATCATCATGGGCGCCACGAACAATTACGCCGGTCTGTCGCGCACGGATAACCCGTTGTTCGCCGCCAATATGTTTGACTGCACCGGCACGAACACCTTTGGCAAGAACCTCGCCAAAGTGACGAGCATTAAGGACCTCACCCTGATGCACATTCTTTACGCCCACCTGAGCACGTACACGGGCAACGAATACTGCACGGATATGTGGTGTTCGCTGGAAGAGTACATGCGGTTCCAGAAGGAAGCGGAGGACCGGAAGATCATCAACCGTACGGATTCGCACCTGGACAAAGAGTTCGGGGACAAGTACGGATTTGACCACTTCCGGGTCACCCGCGGTCTGCGCATCGTGCTGGACCAGAAGTTCGCGCGCCCCGGCTACCTGCAGGCGTCGAACACGAAGTACACGAAGCCGGTCATGGTCCGTGGGTGGCAGCCGCATCTGTCGCCGCGGCAGTGGCAGGCATTCGGTGGCATTGGCATCCACTACCAGCAGTGGCAGTGTGTTGGCCAGGTCATCAGCGAAAATCCGCACCTGAATCTCAGCATCTTCGGGTACGAGGTGTAAAGGAGGAACTGACAATGCGCACAATTCACAAGGTTCTGATGGTGGCAGTGCTGCTGGCGGCCATGGTGGCGCCGGCGGCGGCGTTCCAGTCGACGACGTTTCCGGAGCCGAGGGCTGGCGGCAATGAGGTGGTATTTGCGGTCAATGCTGGGGGCGACAGCATCGCGGTTGGCGATTGGGTGCAGATTGCCCTCGGCAGCCAGGTGGCGACGAGTTTGAGCGGTCGGTACGACACCGGCGTGATGGTGGTCAAGGCACCGGCTACGGAGAACACCGGGACCATTCTTGGCGTTTCGCTCCAGGCGGCCGATACTGGCCAGTGGCTGACTGTTCTCACCCGTGGCTATACCACGGCCTACGTTGATGGCAGCGACACAAACACGGCGTCTGGCATCAGTGCGCGTGGTCGCATTTCCATCACGGACAAGGCGGGATTTGCCGGAAGCACGTTCTACATCGGTGGGGTTGTTACGACCGCTGCGGATCTGACATCCATGCAGACGGTTGGCTGGGTGTGTGAAGCGGTGACTACCTCGGAGACGACTGCGCTGCAGCCCGTCTACGTTGATTGCCGGTAGGGGGTGACCCATGGCGGCAGCAATTTCGAAGGAGCGTGACATCTACATCCCGGGCGTGGGGATCCGCATCCGCATCGCCAAGGTCGTGCTGAGCGGCGGGGCCGACAGCTACGACTGGGTAATTGGTGGTGACGTGCAGTTTGCCATCAATTCGGGCGCTGTGCAGGGCGCGGCGGACTGGGATACGACGGCTGGCACAGTGGCGTTTACCAGTTTGACGGCGAATTCAACGAATTACCTGTTCGCCATCACGTGGTGACAGGGAAGATGATCAAATTGGGGGGCGCGGATGTTATGAGCGCCGCGCTCCCCTTTTTAAAAGGATGACCGATGAACCTAACCGAAGCCGTCGTTGAGGTGCGGGATGCAATCCGTAACGGTCTTCCTGCCGGTGTCGTCACAGGCAATTGGGGCGACGACAAACTGAAACGCTACATCGCCAAGGCGGAGAAGCAGGCGTTCTATCTCGAACTGGATATCGACCGTACGCGATTCCGCAAGCAGGCAACCATCACCGTGACGGTTGCCCAGGAGCTGCAGACCCTGCCAACCGATTACATCAAATTTGGCGAATTGAAGCTGGCCGCTGATACCGGCGTGGCATATTTGCCGTACACATTCATAAGCTACGATATGCGCGACAATTACCTGATGCACACTCCCAGTGGCCGCGCCTGCTACGAATTCAGCCCGACGCAGATCGGGATATTGCCGAAACCGGCTGTCGGGGACGCGTTTACCCTAACCTATCTCAGGCGCTACACGCCCATGGCGGTCCCGGTTGTCGGGCCCCCGGCAGTTACCGGGGCAAGCGATCTGCATGAACTGACCTTGGACGTGGTCATTCTCAAGGCCGCGCTGATGGCGCTGGCCGACCGTGGTGATGTGAATACGAATAGTACCGCCGGTTTGCTTGCCGAGGCGATAAATATGCTGCCGAAGATGAAGCGCCATTCGCGCGCGCCGCATGCCCTTGAACCGTATGGTTTGGGTAATCCGTTCGAACAACCGTTTATGTTCACCTGAGGAGGATGCAATGCGCACAATTATCGTGGTGATTATGATGTCGCTGGTGCTGGTGACGGCCGCTCAGGCCCTAGACCCGGTCCGCACATTACCGACTGACGGTAATGGGAACGTTCCGCCCCTTGTTTGGACGGGAACTGATTGGGCTTTGGATACCAGTGTGCGCAAGATTGATGGCGCAATTGTGTTTGATACGATTGCCGCGTCGTGTGTGAGTACGGAAATTCTCACCGACACTACCCTTGACGCGACGTTCGATACTTTTGCCTTCGGATCGACGTACAACTGGTACCAGGTGACGGTTGCTGATACCGATATTCTGGTTTCCCTGACCTATGCTGAAGCAGCGGCCGGCAAAGGAGATTACCAGCCAGCCAAAACGCTGTACCTGTACCCGTTCCGTGTTCCCACGCTGTGGATCCAGACGCGCAGCGGACTTGCCTGTAGCGGCGACTACATTGCTGTGCGCGGGATGCGCTGATGCGCTTTATCATCGATGCGCTGCTGTTGTTCTGTGGCGATGTCCCGCGCAACGAATACCGGGCAAGGTGCTAAATGGAAAAGGTCGGACACAGCAAAGCGTTCGAGCGCATCTTGATCTGGATTGCCATCGCCTTTGCCATATTCTGTCTCGCTGTCGAACCAACGCCATCGTTCGCTGACAATGGCAACCGTCAGAATATCCATGTTGACGATGCGCTGGGCAGCGACAGCAACAGCGGTTTGACTGAAACTGAGCCGGTAACTTCAAGCAACGGCTCGTGGCATCGTGTGGTTAATCTGGGGGTATTTGGCGCTGATACTGGCGTGGTGGCAAAGAATATCAACGATACGCCGACGGCTGAATGGGTTCGCCAGGCTATGCGTGAAAAGCCCGATCGCACAAATCGAAGTGATACGCGTGAAGTTATTCCCGGCCACGGTGAATTGCCGTATGAGGATATTGAAGAAAGCGAAATCGCCAATATGCGGGTTCGCCGCCGGTATGTATGGGAGACATTCATTGCCCCTAACGGACAGTTGGCTGAAAGAGTTATCGACGTTGTTGAAACCGTGGAGGCGTACTGATGCGTTACATTATCGCGATGATACTTGTGCTGTGTGCCGCTCCGTGTTTTGCCACAGCTGGTATTAATCTGTACGTTAGCGCCGGTGACACTCGCGCCCGCAATCTGCCTGCCTATGGCTACACTCCTGACAGCCCGGTAATCACCGTTACGTATGGCAAGACGAAGTTGGTTTCCACTGATACCAATTTCCCGGATACGATGTGGGTGTATGGATATTCCTGCACAGGAGACACATCAGACTACATGCAGGACTATGTCACGCTGTCTGACCAATATGTCAAATTTCGTGGTGTTTCCGTTGGATCTGATAGCCCTACCTTTGGTTCGTATTCAGGATACCGGTCGTGGTCAACTCCCATATTCAACTACGGCTCAAACTTCCTGACGTCTGGCAAAAAGGACGGTATCATTAGCATAGACGGGTTCGCATTCAGAAATATCAATATGGTCGTACCGTCGTCTTCGCACAACGCCGTGATACAGTGCCAGCCTACCGTTGGCACGGACAGCAAAGTCTTTTTGGATGTCCAAAACTGCTTGTTCTTCAACATCACCTATACTGGCGACACACTCAACGGCGTCATCGGGCACCGTGAATACGGCGGCGGAGTTGACGACACGAACAAGCGTGGTGTGGTGCGCATATATAACAGTTCATTCGTGAATGTGAACGCCGTTTATTGCCCCACCCCGCGCGACCTACCGGTGAATGTCTATGCTTACATCGACCACTGCACCGTGCGCAATGCCAAGTATATCGTCAACGGCTCAAACGCTGCCCTGAACGGAGGGAGCGACACGACAATTATCACCAATACCATTATCGACGGTTGCACCGAAGTATTCAATACAGGTAATGACGGGGCAATCGCTTCGACTTGTTACATTTCGTACACCGACACCTATAATTGTGGGATGGGTGATGCCCCGTCGATTGGTGTGGGAAACATCTCGATTCAGCCGACGTGGACGAATATGCTGACAGATACATACAGTACTCTGGCATATTTCAGTGATCCGATATCACTGACGACCGCAAGTAGCACCGGTGGGATCATTGGCGTATCGTGGGGATATTATGTCCCTGTTTCTGTGATTGGCGAACATCGGCGCGAATCAATGGTTAACACCTTCCGCCGGCTGCTGTGGAGGAATAGGTAATGACCTTCAAGCGTACAAACCACGGTGGCATTGAATGGAACATCGAGTGTGACAAGTTGGGGCTGGTAACCATTGATGATCCGATCAGCGTTGACCTGACCGCGGCGATGCGCCTGTCGAATATCAGGCTGCGTGACGGTGTCCTGTCGCGCCGGCCCGGCTCGCGCTTTGCCAGTGACTATGTGTTCCCCGGCCGCTGCGCAGGCATTCACCAGGCGTATCCATCGACCGGTGATGCCGCCGACCGCCTGTATGCGGCTTGCAAAAGCACTATGATCCGTTTCAGCGGCACGGTGCCGACACTCACGGCCAACGCGATGACGTTCCCGAGCGGTATGACCTGGTCAGCAGCCACGAAACGAGTGTGCTTTGTCGATTGGGATGACAAGGTATTCGCCTTCAACGGTATCGATTGTGGAATGACGCTGCGCAGCGACAGCCTGAATGACATGCACACCTTCATGCTGGCAAAGCCGGCGGCCCCGGTGGCGTCATCGGCAGGAACGGGTTCCGTCACCGGGAAATACAGGTATAAGACGCGCGAGGTGCGCGAGGTCAACGCCGAACTGCGCGAATATTACGGGGCCATGTCGGCCGCCAGCAACCAGATCGATGTGACGGCCGAGAACATCAACCTTGCTTATGCCGTGCCGACCGATCCGCAAACGAACGCGGTCAATGTATACCGAACTTCCGATGATGGCGGCGCTTACTTCTTCCACGACCGCATCACTGCACCGTTCACCGGGACCTATGTTGACAGCGTCGCCGCCACCGATCAAACGCACATGGACCCGAACGTCATCGATCGCATTGTCGGGCCGAAATGGGCGTGCAAGCATGACGGGGTACTGATTATTCTCGGCACTGCGGCTGAGGATGACCGGTTGTTCTGGTCGGTTGCGGAACATCCGCAGGAATTCGACCCGAGCAATGCCGGTTTCTTCAAGGACGGGCACGGCCGAACGATGGGCTGCAACACAGTCAACAACAGCGTGGTGACCTTCAAGGAATCGGGGGTAGCGTACTACCGCCGGAACAGCGCGCAGGGCTACGATCAGGGGGCGTTTTACGGCGCGTTCGGGACATGCTCGCCGGGCTCGATCAAGGAAGTGGCTATATCCCGCGGATCATATCTGACGTTCTGGGACCCGCGCGAGGGCCTGTGCGTCTGCGACGGCATCAATCCGCCGCAATCGTTGAAGAAGACGAAGCGCGGCAGCGATATTCTGAATATCATCAAAAAGGAAATCAGGAAATCGTCGATTGAGGACATCAGCATATGCGTGCACGACAATTACATCGTGGTCTCGTACAACGCGGCCGATGCGGATGACTCGTACAACAATAACGCAGTGCTGTATGACATCGAAAAGGATGTGTTTGTTGGCCCGGATTACGGCTACAGCGCGGGCCCGATGATCTCCCGCGATATCAACTACGGCGCTTCGGGCGAGGGTGAGTTGTTTACCCTGACGGACTCCGCGGCGCCGCGCCTGGTGCAGCTCTTTTACCAGTCGGTTGACACGGATGCGATCGTGGCCGCTCCCGGCACGCAGTTCATCGAATATTGGTGGCTGATGGGGAAGATTGGGGCAAAGTCCATCAACGAGATATTCGAGTATACCCAGCTCAGCATGGTGGCGAAGCTTCAGGACCGCATAACGGTGACCTGCGATACCTACAACGGGAACACTCAGAGCGGGGTCATTGACGGCATCTCGACCAACATCGCCATATTCGACGAGTCGCTTTTTGATGACGGGTCGGTGTTTGGTGATTTCTCGTTTTACAGCTATTCCCTGACCTTCGGTGAGGAGAATCAGGGGTTTTGGACACAGCTGCAGGTGAAGGACGCGACGAATAACTATCTGGGTATTGCCGCGGTGACACTATACGGAATTGCGAGGGGGTATCAGTGATGAAGAACGAGCGGACAGTGCGCGCCATCAGCATCGGTATTGCGCGGTTGTTGGGTGTGGTGGTGGCATTAGGTACGATTTCTGTCTACCACGCCTTGGCTGACCCGGTGACTACCCCGTGGGTGTTCAGTCCCGGACAGTCGGTGTCGTCGTCGAAATTTAACGACAATTTTGACGCCCATCAGCTCGGCATCAACAGTGTCGCCAGCAGCCAGATTGAGGACAGCACAGTGCTTGGCACTGACATCGCGCAGCACACCATCACGCAGGACAATATGGGGTATCACAGTGTCGGATCGTACGCCATGGACAGCGGCGCGATCAGTAGTGATACGATGTTTGCTCCGGCATTCACTTTTCCCACGTCACGACTTGTTTCACAGTCTGACACCTCACAAAACTTCGTGAAGATGGTCAACGGACGGTATCTTGGTGATGGAACTGACACGCGTACCATTTACTGCACGCAGCAGGGTGCCGGCCACGTACAAGGAGGGGCAAAGATCAATTTCACGGTGACGAGGGTTGTGGTCTACAGCAATTACCATGCAACCTCTCCTGGCGGCAGCGATGGTTCGTTTTTTTTGGCTATGGATTGTCTTCCTGACAGCGTGATCGTCAGCACCAGTAACGAGGCCCCGAGTTATGAGGAATATTTCAGCATGGTCGCCTTGAATGGATCTGGTTTGACGTGGGATCCCGGAACGTACGCAACATTGGTTAACAACAGTGACAGCCATGGGTTTCGGGTGAGGGATAATACTGGCGGACTGACCACGGCAAATAGCGCTGGTTACCTCTATATGTGGACAGCGTGGGGCTACTGATGGCTGACATCACTGGGAACACGCTGGCCGACATGAACCACCGGGACGCACTGATTGAGGTCAGCGTTGCGACCAGTGAGGTGGACAACCCGTCAGGGACGCGCCGGGCGATCGCGGTCAACCACAAGCTGAAGCGGCGGCCGTTCGGGTACATTCCGGGCAAGCACCTGCCCAGCGGCGCGCCGGGCGCCTGCTACCACATACTGGCGGATGAAGAGAAGTGGAACGATACGCAGATTCTGCTGCGGTTCAGCGCGGCCGGCAAATACTACATCGAGGTGATCTGATGGGATTCCTGAAAAGCATTAAAAAAGCGCTGTTCGGAAAAAAAGAAGAAGCGAACTGGGACGCGTCGAACGCGGCGATGGATGCCCAGAATCAGGCCATCGGCGATTATGCCGGGTTCCAGCCCCCGCGCGAGGCGTACACCACGGAAGGCATCAAGCGCGGGGTGCTCGATGTCACGCGCACGCAGGTCGGCAATCAGGCCAAGGCGGCGCGGTCGAATTTCCTGAATAGGTTCGGGTCCCGGCTTGGTAAGTCCGGGACTGCCATCGCGGCGGCGTCGGAGCTTGAGGAAAACGTTGCCGGTAGCGCGCTCGACCGCATTCTGGGGGCAAAGGTCGAGCTGGCGAATCAGGACCTCGCCCTGCAGCGCGAGTACGCCGGGACGCGGATGAACCAGTTGTCGAATGTCGCCAGCATGCGCGGGAATTACGCCGGCGCGGTCACCTCGCGCGACATGGCCGACTTCCAAACCCGCAAGGCGGGCGAGGACAAGGGGCTGCTGTCCACATTCATCGCGCCGCTGGCGGGTAAGGTTGCCGGCGCATGGCTGGGGAAAAAGTATTTCGACGATGCAGCCGAATCTGGCAAAAATACCAGCGCGCGGCGCATTCTGGTGGGCGAGAACTTGAAGGGCAGCGACCGCGGCCGGCAGAATCCGGAGGTGGTCTCGAACCCCACCGGGGCCCCGCTGGTGATTAAGCCGGTGCGCGGCAAGGCGCTGGACCGGTTCCGGAAGAGCGCCAAGCGGCGCGCGGCGTAGGGGGATCACATGGCCATCAATTGGGGTGAGGTGGGGGCCGGGGCGTTCGCCGGCGTCCAGCAGGGCGAGGAAATAGCGTGGAAGTCGTTCCAGGCGTCGATGCAGCGCAAGGAACAGGCCCGGCTCGAGCGGCAGACGGCGATTGCCGAGGCGGAAAACGCCCGGAAACAGCAGGAATTTGACTTAACCGGTCCAATTCGTCAGTTGGTGGTCGAAAACCAGACCGCCAGCATGCAGGCCGGCCAGCGGCGCGCGGCGGCGCGTGCCGTCACCGACTTCTCGCAGCGCTTCAACCCCAACGGAGTGGATGTTTCACTGGATTTGATGACGATTGGCGCGCCCGGGGCGGCGCCGAATGGTGCTGCAGCAGCAGCCGGCGCGCCCGTAGCGCGCGCGATCGAGCCGGGCCAGCCGGTGCCGCGCCCGGCCCCTGCCGCGCCCCCTGCAGCCGTGCGGCCCGCGCCGCCGCCGGTTTCCGCGCCAGCCCCTGCCGTGCGCACCGCGCCGGCTGCGGCAGGCGCTCCGCCGGCGCCAGCCCCGCGCTCTGCGTCGGGTATCCCGGTAATCCAGCTGCGCGGCGGCGGCGGCCAGGGCGAGGCCGGCGGTCCCCCGGAACTGCCAACCTTCCAAGCCAACGACAGTCGGCTTGTGCACCAGATGATCATGGATATCCCCGGCCTGACCGGATCGTCCTTTGCCCGCCAGCGCGAGCTGTACGCCAAACTGGGCGGCGAGGCCGTCAACGGCCCGTACCGCGGTTCCACACAGCAGAACCTGTGGATGCGCGGCCATATCGTCAGCAACAGCTACCAGCAGGCCCTGCAGCAGGAATCCGGCGGCCAAGGACCTGCCGCCCCGGCTCCGGCGGCGGCGCCGGCGGAAGCAGCAGCCCCTGCCGCGCCCGCCCCGGCAGCGGTTGCCATGCCGGAAAATGAGTTTTACTACCCGCCGGCGCCGATGGCCGGAAGTTTGGCGGAGGGATTGGTTGACCTGTCGGCCGCGCCGCCGGGGACCGTGCCAGCGCAGGAGCCGCCGGCCGCGCCTGATGGCCGCGCCCCGGAGATCCCGGACAGCATATACCGGCAGGACCTCTACCGCGGGATGCTGGACCAGAAGCGCCAGTTCGAACAGGATCAGCAGGAGTGGGAGCAGCAGCGTCAACAGGCGGAGCAGGATGATTTTCGCTCGCGATACCCGGAATATGCCATGAGTATATCGGTGGGAGGGCTCAATATTGACATCCAATCATTTGAAGAAGCGGTGCAGCAGCATTACAAAACATTGCAGCTCGCCGCACAGACCAACACAATTTTGAGTAATACCGATTTGCTCATGTCGGCGCAAGGATATCGTAAAGTTAAAGTGTCGCGTGACGGTTCTATTACCTATGAAAATAGCGAAGGGAATCAAATCGGGATGAATGATAATGATTATCGTTTGCTCGATACGGTACAACAGGAATACGGTGTTGAAGACCAGCAAACTGGACGATTGGCTGGGCAAGTGCCATTTTCTGTCTATCAAATGTTGGTGTCACAAGTTGGTAATCTGCCAGGCTTGGTTCGATATGAACTTGACCCTATCACAAAAATACCTGTTATTGGCGACGATGGTAGGCCAAGATTATTATTTGTTAATGGAGATGTTATGTTGGATGTGGAGGCATTAGCGGCAACGTCGGCGCGTGGAAGACAACTCCGTGAAAATAACCAGAGGTCAGTTACATCGAGTATTTCCGCTGAACTTGGCCGGTTCCGTGACGAACAGCCGCCCGATAATTTACTGCAGCAGCTTGCGCAACGGCACAACACAGCGTTCCCTGACAATGAGTGGACAAAGGATGACATACTTGCGCAGTGGAACGGGATGGTTATCAGTACGGAAGAACGTCGGGTAATGGATCAAGCCAAGCAAAATGCCGCATATCAGCGATCAGTTAATCTGGCGCAGCTCAGAGATTCCATTCGGGATGAAAATGTGGTACAGCAACATGACTTCCAGCGCAGTATGCAGGATTTGCGCTCGGCGGGCCGGGCAAGCGGATCGGTTGTACGTTCGAGAACGGGACGTCCGGAAGTGAATTATGATGAGTATTATCGGACCCGTGAGAATATTGAGGCGTTGGTCGGTCGGGTTGATCATTATGCGAACGTTGATGAAAGAGGGAGATGGGATGGAACGATAAACGATCAGGCCCCGATCTATTTGCAGGAAATATGGAATACCCCGGAGATCCAGCGGGCGCTCATACGCTACACCGAACGCGACGGTAGCCGCCATTCAATGGCCACTGCCAATCCCGGTAACGCGGTGATACTGGACGAGGTGCGGACTGTTTTGGCGCGCTATCTGCCAAATAGCCTGTTCAATGCCCCAGCTGGGAGCGGGCGCGGCGCGCGGGGCGCGGCGGCGGGCACGTCAGCGGCCGCCAGTCAGGCGGCGCTGGCCGCGATGGGGCTCTGACATGGCGCTTGACCAGGCGCGCCTGCAGCGCGGCTACGAGGCATTCAGCAACGTCTACCGCGAGCGCGGCGAGGAACCGCCGTCGTTCGATCAGTTCTCAGCCCGATTCCAGAACGCCGCCCCGCCCGCGCCTGCGGCACCACCGGAGGCGGCCGCGCGCCCGGTCAGCGACGTTGCCCGGCTGGCTGGCGAGGCGGCGGACCGGCATGGCGTCGATGCCCGGCTGGTTGGCGCGGTCATCCTGCAGGAGAGCGGCGGCCGGCATTATGCCGATCGCGGGCGGGTCCTGACCTCGCCAGCCGGCGCGCGCGGGCTGATGCAGCTCATGCCCGGCACCGCGCGGGGTCTCGGGGTTGACCCGGACGACCTTGCCCAGAACATTGACGGCGGGGTGCGCTACCTGCGCCAGCAGCTCGATACCTTCCACGGCGATGTCCCCAAGGCCGTGGCGGCGTACAACGCCGGCCCGGGCAATGTGGAGAAGTACCGCGGCATCCCCCCGTTCCACGAAACGATCAATTACGTGCGGAACGTGATGTCCACATACCGCCGCGTGACCGGTGAAACCAGTGGTGGCGGCGGGCAGGCGGCCGTCCCCGCGCCGGCCACCGCCGACTTCACAGCGCCGGCCGCCGAGGCGGCCCCGCGCACGCGCACTTTCACCGTGGCCGGTTATCACGCGATACAGCGCGGTGACACGCTTGGCGCCATTGCCGCGCGCTACGGTTCCACGGTGCAGGATATGGCCGATCTGAACCAGATTCCCGACCCGAACCGCATCAATGTCGGGCAGTCGTTGATGATCCCGGGCGGCCAGGGTGGCCCGCGGCGGCAGCCCCAGCGGCAGGTTACGGTACCACTCACCACGGGTCAGCGATTTGCCTATGGCAATGAGGCCCCTGGGACCATGGCGCGTGATCAGCGAGCGCGGGAAAACGTTGATATTGCGGTGCGCGCGGCAGCTGAGGCAGAGATGCCATCACTGGGGGCAACTGTCGCGGAACCGTATATTGACGCATTTCGCGATGTGGCCGCCGGCAGCGGTCAAGCCGGGCAAACGGCCGCGGGTGCTGTCGAATGGGCGGGTAATCGGCTTGGGTTATCACCTGAAGATTGGGATATTGTCCGCCGGGTACGGAGAAACAGTGAAGATCTGATCAGCGTCGCTCCGCAAAACCCGACCTTGGCTGACAAATTCATCATGAATTTGCCGCTGACGATGGCCATGATGGCAATACCGATCGGTGGAGCCGGCGCGGCGGCGCGCGTCGCCACGTCATTTGGTGCTGGCGCAATAACTGCGGGGCTGGCCGGCGCCACAGTAGGACCGGCTCTTGGCCGCCTATTCGAATCAGTGACCGAAGCTGGCGACACCTACAATGAGGCGTTGCGAAGTGGTATGACGAAGGAACAGGCATCGGAGGCGGCACGAAACACCTATACCGGAAACATGCGTTTGTATGGCCTTGATGTGGCCGAATTCGCCACGGCCTTTGCCGGGAGCGTTGCACCGCAGTTACGCGTGCTCAATGGGCTGAGCAAGATATCGCGCGCTGACCGGGCCATGATCGGGGTGGCCCGCTTTGTCACCAGTGCCGGTCTCGAAGGAATGGAAGAGGTCGAACAATACCGGATTCAAAGTGAATCGTTGGGCCAGCGAGAAAATGCTGCTGACCGGCGCGAATCATTCATTCTCGGGGCGCTCACGGGTGGCGTATTCAGCACGGTTGGTGCGGTCCATGAGGCGCTGCAACGTAATCCACAAAGCATCACTGACGCATTTACTGAAGGAAATCAGCCGTTTATCCCGCCACCGTCCTCAGGTGATGGCGTTACTGTCGGCACCATGGGAACCAGCTACGGGCGATCACAGCAGGCAGCCCCACCCGCGGCCCCTGGCGCGGCGGCGGTGACCGATCTGCGCACCGCCCCGGCCACGGATGAGCAGCGGATCGCCCTGCGGGAGATTGGCCGTCAGGATCTGGAAATTGACGGGATGAGCAGGGCTGAGGCGGGCGCGATCATCACCCGGCAGATGGACCAGCCGACCGCGCACACTTTGAAAAATCAGGCCGAAATTGAAAATTCACGGCCGCAGGTTTCAGAAATTGCAACGCCACAAAATGCGAGTGAAGACGATATTAATGAGCGAATGACGCGTTGGGTTCGTCGGGCTGCGCTTGAGGCTGGCGGCAAGGCCACGCTGCAGGATATCGCTGCAGAAGGGCTTACACCCAACCAGGTGAGCGGATCATTTTGGCGGGATACTTTCTACCAGTTGCCGCGTGAACAACAGCGGTGGTTCTGGAAAAATGTCGCAACTTCCTTGGGCGACAGCACCATGCCAATCCCGACCATAGACAATCCGGTTGTTGTTGGTACTCAGCATGGTAAACCAATTATGGCGGTCAGCCCGGCGGAGGCAGCAGAATTTGCCGGGATCGGTGATAGGGTCGAGTTTCTACAGGGTGAGGAACGCGGATATGTTGCCTTGTTGTATGAGGCAAATAAGAAAATTTCGCAGGGAATGCAACGTGAAACGGAAACCGCCAGTATAACCAGACAGGTAGAATCGCCAAGCCCTGACCGTGAAAGCACAGTTCAGCAACTGACTGCGGAAGAAAACACGACAATCACCGAAACGAACGATTTGCGTGCACTCGAACAGATGCGCGAAGCTGCGGCGCAGGGAAACCTACAGTATCATGTCGATGCGATTGATAAACAAATTAGCACGCTTCGAAACCAGTATGCGGTAAATGATTTTATTGATTACGTGTCAAGAGTTTTAGATAACAGCAATAAAACTCCGAAGATTATAGGCAAAGTGAAGGACACCGAAGCTGCGCGTATCAAAGAAATTTCCGGGGTAGATGTTTCCGGATTATCCCATGAGATTCGACCCGATTACATAAAGCACATGCTCAATGAGCATGGTGACTCGGTTAAAGAGGCTAAACGCGGTCAGTTGCCAGTAACAAGGGATGACATTACGCGCATACCTGAAATTCTCGATTCATACGATAAAATAATTCCAGGGAAGAAGGGGAATAATCCCTCAGTCGTCTACGTGAAAAAGTTCAACGGAACAACGTATTACGTGGAACGGATCATCAGTAATCCGAAAAACAAAAAACCAAGAATGAGTGGCGTGACGATGTACAAAAAGCCCACGCCATCCGACGGGAACAATGCCGTTTCCGGCTCTGTTCATACGCCCAAAGCAGCCGCAGGCGGGGCTACCAGAAGTATACCACAGGTCGGCGAAAAGTCAACAGGATCGGTGTCCCCGGCCGCACCGCGTTCGGGGAATAAATTCAGTAGTGAACGCGGGGCGATCAATCCCGACCTGCTGGTTCCGCCACCAGTGCGCCGCGCGGTCGAGGCGATCCGTGACGGGGTGGGGAGTGTACGCGACCACGTGTTTGAGATCGGAAAATCGGCGTATCTGGCCGGCAAGCGGACCTTCCAGCCATTCATGCAGCAGATGCGGCAGTGGCTGGGCGATCAATGGGCGAAGGCGGGAAAGTACGCCAGCGCCGCCTATTCGAACGCGCACCGGTGGTATCAGGTGTACGCCAAGCAGTTTGTTTTTGATGAAAGCGGCGAATTCACGCCAGAAAACAAAATCACCCCGGAACAGCGTTTTAACTCGCTGGATGACGAGCAGAAAGCGCGGGTCGAGCAATTCCGTGCGCTACTCAGCAAACGTTCTTCCGCGAACGGCAAGACCGATCAATCGCGCGCGGCTGCGGGGACGGCTCAGACCGTTCCGGCGGTGGGCCGGCCATTTGGCCCAGAGGGCCAGCCGCGTAATCAGACGAAGCGCGAGCAGATGGATGAACAATATGCCATGATCGCCGACCCGGCAAAACGCAAGGAGATAAACCGACAGGTCCAGGAGGCGCAGAAGGATACTGTGCCGGTGGCTATCAGCATGGCCGGCCGGTTGCTGAATCCAATACTTACCCCGATATCTTCGACGCTGCGCCGGATAAACACCGAACTATTTTCAGCACTCCGCAAGTTTGAATACGGTGTGGTGCAAAATATCAAGCGGCGCGCGGAGGCGGTAGCCCCTTTCCTTGATGCCATGCGCAAGATGGATGTTCTTGATTACCAGGCGATGGACTTGGCGTTGAAGAACCGCGATGTCGACAAAATTGACCAACTGGTGAAGAAGTACGGTATCCGGGACAAATACCTTGCCTATCGCGCGGTATGGAATGAGATATTCGCGGAGGCGGAGGCGGCCGGGTTCGATGTGAGCTTTCTCGAACAATTTTCGCCGCGGCGGATAAAAGATTACGAGGGGTTGTTGAATGCCCTTATGGATACGGAGGCATTCGGCCGCATTACGGAGGCGCTGGGCAGGGCTATGGCGCGCAATCCGAACCTGACGCAGGAGGAAAAAGGGGAGATTGTCAACGCCGTGATTCGCGGCTACGGCCAGAACGGCCGGCTGGCGCTGGCGGAGCCGGGCGCGCTGAAAACCCGGTATGTGGATACTATCACCCTCGACCTGAACAGCTACTACTACGACACGCCGACGGCGGCGCTGAAGTACATCGAGGATGTCACCGAAGCCATCGAGGCGCGGCGGTTCTTCGGCAAGTCGGCGCAGACGGAAGGGACACGGGTTAACGTCGGGAGCAGCGTCGGCATACTGGTACTCGACCTGATTGAAAAGGGCAAAATCAATTCACACCAGCAGAATGAAGTTGCCGACGCGCTGCAGGCGCGGTTCGGTTTCATCAAAACTGACCCCGGCGTTGCCAAGCTGAAAACGATCAATTATTTTATGACCATCGGCAGCGTGATTTCAACAATCACCCAATTGCAGGATTTGTCCTACAGCCTGTACAGCAACGGCACGTTTCGCACGGTCACCGCATTGGCCAAGGCGATAAGCAAGAAAAGCGAGATGACCGCAGTTGACCTTGGCATTGAAAAGCCGTGGGAGGAAATGGCGGACTCCGGCAAGCTCGGGCAATGGCTTGACCGGCTGCTGACCGCCACTGGCTTCAATAAGCTCGACCTGTTGGGCAAGGAAACGCTGATCAACAGCACGCTGACGAAACTGCGTGCGGAAGCGCAGGCGGGCCGCTTCGGCGCCAAATCGCAGCGCCTGTTGGATGCCGTGTTTGGTGAAGATCAGCGGGCCGTAATTAATGACCTGGCTGCCGGCCGGACCACTGATGACGTGAAACTGCTGATGTTCAACCATCTGCTGGACTTCCAGCCGCTGGCGAAGTCAGAGATGCCTATCCGGTACCTGAATCACCCACAGGGCCGCATATTTTACCAGTTAAAAACCTACACGATTAAGCAGCTTGATGTGTTCAGGCGGGAGGGCCTTGACCTGATCGCGGAAGGTTCGCGCACGAACGACCGTGTGAAGGTGAAACAGGGGATCGCCAATCTCGGGCACCTGGCATTTGTGATGATGTTATGCGGTATGGGTACGGACTGGATTAAAGACTGGTTGCTTGGGCGCGATCAGGACCTGTCAGACTATGTGATTGATAATTTCGTCAGGTTGGTCGGCATTAACCGGTACATGGTCAATCAGTTGCGGACAGATGGCCCGGTCATGGTCATGGCCAAGCTGGCGTTACCGCCGTTTCCCCTGCTTGAACTGCCGGCGCGGGATATTTCATCCATCACCCCGGCAATCAAGGCTGATATCGACGTCATGGCTGGTAAGTTCGATTTTTCCCGTACCGGTGAGAGTTTTGCTGAAAAATGGGACAAGTTCCGGGTGGTCAATATGCAGTCATGGCAGACCATCCCCTATTTCGGGAAGTTGTACTACTGGTGGTTTGGCGGCGGGGCGGCACGCACTGAGAAAAAAGCGGAACTGGAATCACGAAGGGAAGAGACAGCAGCCAAGCAGGAGGCCCGCGCGGAGGTCATGCAGGGCCTGCGGGCAGGGCGCGCCATGAGCACGGAGATCGCCGCGGCGCGCGCGGCCGGGTACATCCCCCGCGGGACCAGTGACGAAGAACTGCGCGCGGAGGCGGCCATGCCGGAAGCGGCGGTCAAGGTGAAGCATATGACCGTTGACCGAGCCATGGCCTACTGGGCGGAGGCGGACGAGACCACGAAGAAACAGGTGGCGGACGTGCTCAATAAGAAACTGGAAAACGCTGACCTTACCGAAGCGGAGCGGAAGTGGTATGCGGAGATGATGGGCAGTTATTACCAGCGCAGCGCCCTGTCGCGGTTCCGTGGCGCGCGCAGCGGTGCCGCCAGCAGATTCAGGACCACCGACCGCCGCCGGCAGCAGTCGTCGCGGTTCCGCAGCAGTGGCGATTGAACGTAAAACCCGCCCCCTATACCGGGGGCGTGACTAAAAATGGAAGGGGTAACGATATGCTGAAGCCATTTTGTGACGGGATTTGCGGGCATGAGATCAAGCAGGGGGAAATTATCCATAAGGTCGTGCTGATGGTCAACGAACGCCCGGTATTTGCCGGGATCTTCTGCGATTCATGCCATCACCACAATGAACTGCCGGTCCGGTCGTTCGTGAAGCGCATGACGGCGCAGGCGGGTGGGCAGAACGTGCAGGGCGTGGACAGCGCGCCGGCGGAGCCCAGCCGGATCATCTTGCCCGGGGGTGCGTGATGGGGCCGAAAGGAAGCTGCGAAGACGGCGAACACTGCGCCGACCACCTCAAAGCTGAGGCGGACCGCGCTGTGCTGCAGGAAACGGTGAAAACACTGTGCGCGCAGATTAGCAAGCATGTCGAGAGCAATCAGGAACTGCTGCCGAAGCTCTACGAAATGATGGCCGAGGTGAAGCAGGCGCGGATCGACAACGCGCGGCATGAAGCCGAACTGACGGCTCACAAGGAATCGACCGACCGCCGGCTGCAGGAACTGGAAAGGTTTCGGATCAAGATCATCACGGCGGCAACGATTGGCGGGCTGGTTGGCGGGGCCGGCGCCCAGCCGCTGTTCAAGGCCATGGCGGCCGCGCTGGGGGCCGGGGGATGAGCGAATCGGCGGCACGCCTGGCGGATGTGCTGTATGGGGTCTACCAGAGCTACGCGGTTCGAATTGGGGTGCCGGCCCCGCCCGGGCTGGCGGCGGCTGACCAGATTGTGCAAAAGGTGGTGAAACTGCTGGCAACGACGGCAGATACTATGCTCCGCACATTGGCGGAGAAGGGGAGGATTTGAACATGAGCAAGAAAATGACGATTTGCGTTGACGCCGGGCACGGCGGCGGCGATCCGGGCGCGGTTGGCCGGGTGAAAGAGAAGGACGCCAACCTGATCGTGGCCATGGCGCTGCGCGAACTGCTGTGGAAGGACGGCCACCAGGTGGTGATGACCCGCCACGCGGACAACACGGTGGCCCTGATGGAGCGGGCGCATGTCGCCAACCTGTCGCGGACCGACCTGTTTATCTCGATCCACCACAATGCGGGCGGCGGGGACGGCTGGGAGGCCATCCACAGCGTATTCCACGGGGAAGGCAAGTCGCTGGCGGAGTGTATCGGGGCGGAGTTCAGCAAAACGCAGAACCCCCATGGCGTGAGCCCGATTTACGACAAGAAAGGCACCCACGGCGGCGACTTCTTCACGGTCATTTCCGAGACCAAAATGCCGGCCATCATCCTCGAATATGCGTTTGTGGACAGCAAGGACGCGGCGGCGATCGACTCGGAAGCGGAACTGAAGGGCGAAGCGAAGGCCATCGCGGCCGGCGTGCGGGCCTATATGGTCATGCTGCAGGCGGCGGAGCGCGAGCAGGCGGTGAAGGATCGCAACTCACATAGCCCGGTTTCCAAGGGTCTGGCCGAATTCACGGAGACGGCGACGCCCGCCGCGGTTGTTGCTGGTGAATCCGTGGCGAGCACCCCGGCCCCGGCCGGCAGTACCGATGAACTGGTCAAACAGCCGAAGCCGGAAGAAGCGGAGGCAATGTCGTCCGTAAACGATGACGATCATAAGGCTGATCAGGCCCCGGCCAAGGATTCGGAGCAGGCCGGAGCGCCCAAGGGCAAGGACAAGTACCAGCGGGGGCGTCGGGCGTGACCCTGATCAAATCAGGCAATCGCGTGAGGGTTGCCGGGGCATCGCGCTGGCGGCGGGGGTTCCCCCGGCGCGCGCCGGTGTTCCGGCCGGCCGGCGGCGGCGGGCAAGCTCCCCTGCCGCCGGCCGGGACCGCCCCGGAACCGGAGCCGGCGGCAATATCGGGTGATGCCACGGCGCGGCGGCGGGCGGCGGCGGTGATCGGCCGGCAGCGCAAGGAGGCGCTGATCGCCATGTTCAACGCCGGGGTCGCCGGGCGCGGGATACAACTGCCTGAATCTGAGTACCGGTTCGCGGCGGTGGCGGTCGGCAAGGCCCACAACGGCCTGCGCGCGGTGCCGGCGGAGGAGTTCGCGGGCGATATCGGCAAGGGCCTGCGGCGCCGGCTGCGGGATTCTGGCCTGCAGGACTGGCGGTTCGACTTCGCCTGGGCAAATATCAAGCTGGCGGTGGAGGTGGACGGCGGGGCGTGGACGCACGGCCGGCACACCCGCGGGCAGGGCTTCATCGATGACCAGCGGAAGCGCAACGCGGCTATCCTGCTGGGCTGGCGGGTGCTGCATTATACCCCGCAAACAATCGATTTCGCCCAGATATTCAACGCGTACATGGCAGCTAAATAACGGGGGAGGGGAACACCATGGCAAATGATCATATGCACGATGTGCTTGATCCGAAAATGGATGCGATGTTCGATGAAAATCCGGTACTTGAGGAACTGCGCAAGCGCGGGTTTGATGATGCCGTGAATTTCTATATGCAGAAGCAGCGTGAGATCATGGACTATTCGTTCAACCAAGAAGAAAAGGATGTGTTGCTGGCGTTTGCAAAGCTGACGGGATTCCAGTTGCCGTTCTGATTAAATCCGCGCCAGTTGGCGCGCAAAAATCTAGGAAAGACCGTAGGAGGGTTGATATGGGAACGATGGCGAATGTAACGCGCGCGGATATTGATGAGGCAATCAAGCGCCTGCAGGAATTGCGCGAGACGATTCCGGAGGGCGGCGAGGCCATGGAAATACCCACCGGTGAATCCCCAGCGGCGCCAGCAATCCGTGAGGCGGTAGGGTCGTTGTTGGGCAGGCTTGGCCGGTTTTTGACCAGCAATCAGGAGCCGCGCAAATAATAGACGCGTGGCCAGGGGGAGAGCGATATGGTTATTCTGACACTGGACGATTTGCACCGGGGCGATATCATCGGCGTGGAGCGCCCTGAGCCGCGGACCATGATTCCGCGTGCCATCGTCGCGCACCAGATACGGATAGGTTTGCCACCGCCATTTTGCTATCAATCGCATACGTCGCTAGCCTGCGGCGGTACGCGTGTAGTCGAGATGGTACCGCCGCGCGGCAGGTTCTATGACCTCGAGAAGCGCACGATCAGCCGCGAATTACATGCGCCGGTCGAGGTGGACAAGGACGACGATTACGCCGGTTGCAAATTGCACGTTTACCGCTATGACTTCACCGGGCGCGACGATCTGCGTCTTGCGTTGGTGGATGACGCCGTCTACAGCGCTAACTGCCGGTACAATACCGCTGGCGTGCTGGCGGCCGGGTGCGCGCTATTTCGCCCGCTGCAGGTTCGGACGGCTGAGTACTGCTGCCAGTTAATCGAGGATACCTACGAACGCCACATAGGCCGCGGAGGGCTACTGCCGCGTGTGCCTGGCGAGCGGTCCGTCCCGGGAGGGCTTTGTATGAGTTCGCGGCTGGTGTATCTCGGCTACATCCTGATGCTACCGCGCGCGGCGGAGGTGGCCCGCACCGCGTGTGCAACAACCGATTCCGTCACCGGCTATTCCCGCCGCGATCGCGGAATCTGTTTTACATAATGATGACACCACGGGCGCGCCAATGATCTGACGGCCACGGCCGACGCCCGTTTAATTCAACAGCGGTACATGTAAAATATAGAAGTTAACGCGTAGCACTAACAGCAGTAGCGACTTCATCCATGCGTCGCTGAACAACTATTGAAAGTGATTCTCCCATCCTCTTGCGTTCTTCCTCTGTTATTTCCACCCTTGGAACCCCTACCGCAAGGCAACCACCGCGAATGTCTATTTTCTGATATTCTATCCGGCTCTTTTTGGCACACGGAACAACAGAAGTGTTGGTCGCACTAAAACCAAACATTTTCATATCCATCTTACACCTCCGGATTGTATGTGTCGTTGTAATACATCTTTCTTTTAACCCACTTGAACCCTTCGTGCTTTGTTATTGCAGCGACTTCAATTGGTCCACCAACAGTAGGTGCTCCAGGGATGAACCTGTAATACATCGACGCAGTGTACACCAAGAACTCCGCCAAGTCAATAGCATCCTGTATAGGCATTGCCGGATGGACCAATGCAGCGTCAAAATTGGTGTGAATCTCGTTCATTATAAAATCAATTTGAACTTGCGCAAATCCAATCTTGGTAAACACGCCTGATATATCAGGATCATAGCCGAGGACCAATCGTTGTAGAGGTTTAGGTTGTCCATTCCACTTAATGCCCCATGGAAATATCATCTGACTTGGAATAGGAATGTTGCCTTGTTCTATTTCAACAATCCACTCTTCAGCAAGCATTGAGTTCGATGAATATCCTGAAATCGAAAAGCCAAGAGATGGTTGACATCCGGCGCTAATAAAGGTTGAGAAAAACTGGCATGCCTTGTCTACAACTTCCTTAATGGTATAGTTATTCTCATCGATGCCGTATTCTTTTGGCGCGCCTGATTCGTCCTTTTCTCCAAGCTTTATACGAAAATCCTTCATCAACGTTGCTACCGATTGGCTACCTATGCCGGCCTCACCCCAAGTCATGTATCCTATGGGAAGTGTTTTGTATAGATTGATTATTTTGTTCATGCTGTTGTAGACGTTAGCAATTCCACCACCATTCGCCGGTAGAGAACCGGCGCTGTCAGCTGCAAGAATTATTCCGTCGTTTACTCGAACTGTCAAAGCTATCGTCATGGCCACGTCCTTTTATCAAGTCATTTACCATAATATCGGCAACCGATAACACCAACCTTACCCCCTACCTCGTTATACCACGTATGTTAACTCATAACTCCACATTATTCCGCTTTTGATTGACCGGATCACGCATTTTGCCAGATCTATGTGATAACCACTATCGCCATTTGCAATTCCCTGATTACCCGCGCGGGGCGGGGAAAATGGCGGGGCAACGATCGCCCCGCCTGTTCCTTTAGAATGTACTCGATGCCGGGGCCGCCGCTATTGGACGGTTCAGCATCTGCTGGTACTGCGCCGGGGTGATGACGCCAGCGGCGACGGTTATTGGTTTGGCAACCATTGAGTACTGCCACATGGGCAAATTGCTGAATTGTCATTACTCGGCATCGTGCATATTCTGCACCGGAATTTTGACTGGTTAGCGACCACCTCATTATCAATATACATGTTCATTTCTTCCCGGTGCCGCACGATAAATGGCCTGTTGTCTTCGTTGCATTCTTCTGTCTGTGTAAATTCATCACCACAATAAGTGCATTTGGTTTGAGATTCTGTGGCAGGAGCGCCGCATTTATCACATTGATAATCGTATTTTCCTTGAGCAAGTTTTGCCGACAGTTTTTTACGCTCTCTCTGTCGTATAATAAGCCGTCGTTTTAGTTTATAGACATAGTAATATTGTTTTGCATAATAGAGTACCCCGTTATTGCAAAATACTGATGAGTTGCCGCGTGTCATGAAAATCAAATAGGAACAAAGAACTGCCGCAGCAATAACGAATGAATATTTATTTTTGGCTACCCCCTCGACGATTCCGCTGCGAGTATCGATTCCATACCAAGAGTAATAATAGGATGGACTTATTGGCATTGGTCTAATTGTCCTGTTTGACGTTGCAAAACGTGTGGTAGGTGTCCTCGTTGATCTTGCAGAACTTGTGATGGATGACCGTTCTGACGCACATCCAAGCATCATAATAATTATAGCGACAAACAACGTTAGTATTTCGTTCTGTAGTTTGTTCATAGCATCGATCGGTGGATGCCTATTACCTTTAGCATCTTGACGATTTCCTTGGCGTCGACGACGCGCGGGGGGTATTTCGGGTTGGCGGAGAGCAGCGCGTATTGCTCCGGGCGCTCGCGGGCTCCCATGAACTGGACGCGCTTCAGGGCGAGGCCCAGAGCGTCCACCATGACAACCACCATGTCGTTGTTCTTGATCCGGTAGTTCTGCGAGAAGAAAACCATGTCGCCGTCGTGAACTTCTGGATCCATGGAATCGCCCTTGATGCGGATTGCTCCGGCTTCCGGATCCGGGCAGAGGTCGGAGGAAGCGTTTTTGTATTCGTCGATGCAGGCGTCAGGATGTTCGGTAAATTTTCCGGCGGAGCAGGCAGTGTTATATACTGGGATACGGTACATCTCGTTGCTGATTGCTACTGGTATCATTAGATCTTTTACCATAGGGAAATCAATCAGCTCTGAAGGTGGGACACCTAACGCAAGTGCGAGTTTAGAAATGTACGCTATCTTGGGTTTTCGTTTACCAAGTTCGTACTGACTAATAGTTGCGTGAGATATTCCAGTCAACTTCTCAAGATCAAGTGTTGTCATTTTACGCAGTGCGCGCAATTGACGTAACTTCTTATCTATGTTGTCCATTGTGAAAAACCTTTGGGAAAGTGATCCAAATGGCGCAAAAATACTTGACAATCACTGAGCTATTTGCTACAATGACCTGTAGATCGAGGGTGGGACATGAAAACACGCGAACTAAAAATTGAATTCACTGGTGAGGAAGCGACGGAGATCACGTCAGCGACCTCAGAGCGTGTTGCGGCATACACCCTCCAATCTTCCCGCTCCCGGATTCATTCTACCACAGCGGCGGAGGGAACACAAGGTAATTTTGTGAACTGGACAGGTGGTGGGGAAGTCCAACCACTTCCGCCCTCGATCTACCCATCTGTCCAGTTCTTTTTGACAGTGAACCGCGGCTCCGAAGCCGCGCAGAGATACCGGCGGCGCCGCGCCCTCCCGCGCACCGCCGCCGGGCTGTTTAAAAATACCCATGAGGTGGCGTGATGTGTAAATTTGCGAGTGCGATTATCAGCCACAAGACCGGCAAGGTCAAGGTTGCCGACCTCACCAGTCACAGCAACACGTACGAATATTTCAAACTGACCGACACGCCGAGAAGCGAATGGCGCGAGATGCACTATTTGCCAACCGGTAAAATCGAATGCCGGACGATAAAAGGCGATAAGCTCAGCAGCGATCAGCTGGAAAATTACGTGCACACCGGATGGCCGACATTCCATGATTTCGTTGCGTGGGCAATGACAGAGGTGTCAGTTAAAATCAATCCGAATAATTTCATTGTTGCTGACCACGCGCTGCCGGCCGGGCTGACGACGATTGGCGGGGACTGCGACCTGCGCGGATACTCGCACGCGCTGCCGGCCGGGCTGACGACGATTGGCGGGGACTGCGACCTGCGCGGATACTCGCACGCGCTG